GCAGTTGCTGTGACAAGGCCTGCGGCTGCATTCAAGACACCAAAGCCTCCGGTGAATGTGATTGTTGGCGACACTGCCTTGACGGTCTTGAACTGCCAAAGGAATTGAGCTTGAGTCGTTGACTGGCACAACGCACCACCTAAAAATGTCTGCCCGTTGGCAGCATCGATCCTCTCGTAGTACCTCAGGCACCGATTCAGGTCGTCCGCCGGGTGCAGCGGCGCGTAGTTGGCAGGCTGGCTGCCCACCACCAGCATGGCGTCATTGACCTCGACAGTGCAGTTCGCCACATCGAGGTAAAACCCTGCGCTGACCGTGGTAGCGTCGGCTGGAATCGTTGCAGTGACCGACAGCGATTCCTCGCTCGTCGTGGCGTTGTACGCGCTGACTGCATTCACAGCCCCAGTGCCATCCGGGTAGATACTGGCCTTGATCGCTCCGATTACGGAGGCTTTCACTTTCATCGAGAGAGACAGCGTCAGACCGTTCAGATTCTGTTCGCTCGATTTGATCAGGTTGTACTGACGGATATTGCCGCCAGCCGCGTGGGTGTACACCGCCTGAAGCGAACTTCCCTTTGTTCCAATCGTTGATGCGATCTTGGAAATAGTGACGGTGGAACTACCGCCGGCCTGAATCGACCAGCGGTCAGCACTGAATCCATTCGCTTGAGTAAATGACGTGCCGCGCTGCCAGATCTCGAAGCCGCCGTTGGTGAGCAGGTTCGCCCGCGCGGTGTCGCTCGCGAGCTTTGCGTTGGTCACCGTGCCATTCGCCAGTGCCGGCCCGGTGATCGAGCCCGCCGTCGGATTCAGCGGCGCGCCCAGTGACACCCCGTTCACGTCCGCGCGAATCAGCAGCGAGCCGTCGCTCTTGAGCACGTTCAGCGCGCGCGAGTTGGTGGCCTCCAGGTTCTGCACGCTGAGCGCGTAGTTGGTGGCGTCGTTGACCGACGTCTCGGCAACCGGGATGCCCTTCCCGCTCACGCCGTTGAAGGAATCGACCAACTGGTCCAGGTTCTGGGCCTGGATCAGATCGCCCGGATTGACTCTCGCAAAGGGCATCGTTGTCTATGGTGACCCCCAGTGTGCATCAGTGTCGTACTTGCTGGTGCCATCATCCCACCGCACCGGCGGCCAGGTCACCGGCACTGCGGGATCGCCGGCCAGAATCTTCAGATTGAGCGTGGCCACCAGCACCGGCTCGCCCGTGCCCTTGCCCGACTCGCCACGTAAATAGATGACGCGCCGCTCGATGGGCGGCAGCACCAGCACGTCGTAGCCCTCGCCAAACTCATCTCTGAGTTTGACCCGCCCGCCCCACTGCAGCGGCTCGAGTTTTTCATAGTCGTTGAATGAGCGGCTGATATCGCGCCCGCCAAACCTGTCGACGTTGCCCTCGCCGAGCAGGACCTCGTACGTTCTGACCCGCCGCAGCGCGGGCCGCAGCTGGGCGCGCAGCATGATGGCGCGCACCGCCGGCGCGGCGTACGACTGCGAGGTGCCGTCCATGCACACGGCGATGCGACGGCCAAAAAAATCGGTCTGGCCGACCACGCTCGACTGGGGTGACTCACTCGCGGTTCCGAAATCCTGGAGCGCGCCACCGTCCGCCGAAACCTGAAAGTCGATCGTTGCCTGACCCGCCAGCAAGCCGTCGGCCTGCACGTCGATCTGCAGCAGGTCTTTGGTGGTCACCGGGTGCTGCCAGTCCTCGCCAGGGATGTGCACCTCCCACGCCGTGGCAAAGGTCATCTCGGGGTCCTGCATCGGGTTTTCGGTACGCGGGATCAGGCACCAGCGCAGGTGCGCGCTCGAGGTGCTGGGATTCCACGAGCCGAGCCACAGCCGCGGCGGCGAGGTCAGCGCGCTCACCGACAGCATGCGGCACACCTCGCCAGGCAGTTTGATCAACCCGCCGTGCCACAGCATCGGTGACGGACCGATGGCCTGCGGACTCGGCCCGTAGCCGGCGCCGTAGCCGAAGGGCGAGGTCCCCGCGTCGCCCTGGCGGATATCTCTGCCCCACATGATGTAGGAGTCCTGGCCGTTGTAGACCGAGGCGATGATCCACGGCCCGTAGGAGGTCATGGCCTGGATGCGACCGCGGATGGGCGTCTCGTTGGGTAGCCCGTGGCCCGGCGTGACGGTGGTGATTCTGCCGGTCGTCGAGCCGCCAGAGACGTCGTAGCGGAACAGCCCGGCCAGGTCGTTGACGTAGATGCTGCCGTTGGCGCAGATCGAACTGACGCCGTTGTCGTCATCGACGGCGGTTTCGTAAAACGGCATCAGGTTCGGCGTGAAACCTGTCGTGCCGTCCACGTCGTGCAGGCCGTTGGTCTTGGCCACGTAGATGTGGCCCTGGTCCGAGACCAGCGAGGTGATCGCGTACGTCGTGTCGCCGACGCTGATGCTCGCGCCCCAGTTGCCGGCCACCATCGGGTCTGCGGCCACGTTGGCGACGCTCGAGAGACTGTCCTGGCCAATGAGCTGCCAGGCGCCCGTCGAGCCGCTGGCCGAGGCCTGATACCACGCGTGCGCGATCGATTTTCTGTTTGGGCCGCCGCCGGTCCAGGTGCCGCCCGCGTTGCGCACCAGTGGGCCCGGCGCCGAGGTACTCAGTTGCCCGGTCGAGGTGCCGACGTAGAGATTGCCGATAAAGGTGTCCATGGCCCAGGCGACGTTGCCGGCGCCCAGGTCGAAGTCCTGCACCGGCGTGCCCGTGCCGCCAGGGATGCGGTAGATGAACTCCCCCGCGCCGACGTAAAAACTCCCGTTGTAGTCCTGACCGCAACGCGGCGGGCCGTTGGCACCGGTCAGGGTCACCTCGGTCACCAGTGGACCTGGTAACACCAGCCTGGGAAAACGGCAATCGGCGTTTTCGGCGTAGGCGTAGGTGCCCTGCAGCAGCCGCCACGAGTAGCCGAAGCCCAGGTGGAACGTGTCCATCACGAGCGGCTCTTCGCTGACATCCAGCGGCTCGCCGGCGATCTGGACAATGTTGGTCTCCTGGTCGACCTGCTGCTGCGCGCGCTGACCGGGCGCGCTGAACTGGTACAGCGTCAAGTCCATCCCATTCAGCGAGATGGATTCTCTGAGCGGGTATGGCATCTCAGCCTGGCGTCAGGACACTGGGAAAGCCGTAGCCGTAGTTGTCGCGCGAGCGCACGGTGAGCACGCTCGGCCAGTGTTCTTTTCGGCGCCGCGGGTGCTCGAGGCTGAGTCGCTTCCACTGGTTGGCCTGGGCGCGGGCCTGGGCACGTTGCTGGCGGTAGATGTTCTGATCGTCAGGCAGCCCCCACTTGCTCAGCTCCAGAAAAACCCAGGCGGCGCCGATGAGCTCCATGCCGAGCAATGGCAGGATGGCCTGGTCCGTTTCAGCGTGCAGCCCTTCGGTGGTGGCCAGTCCGAAGCCGGTGCCCGTACTGGGGAAAATCCACCAGGACATGGGCACGAAGCACTGCGGCAGCAGCATGTCGCCCGTGTTCAGCGTTTGAGCGATCTCGATGCCGGGGTTGTCGCCGCCGGGCATCCAGCGCCAGTTGATCATCAGCTGGTCATCATCGTTTGGTTGCGCGCCGCTCGAGCGGTAGTACACGTCAACGATCTGGTCCTCGGCGACGAGCCACGGAAAGAGCGTGCCGACGGGGTAGACGCGCTGGTCCTGCACCGCCGGGATGGGCAGTTTTTTGATCGTCCAGCACTCGCCGAGGGTGAGGTTGACCAGGTCGTTCAAGCCGCGGCGACCCTCGTAATGCACCGGCGGCAGGCGGCCGTAAAACTCGACAGCCGTGCCGCTCGGCGTGATGGTGGTGTGCGCGCGCTCGAGGGTAATGGTGCCGGTGGTGTTGTCGAGGCCCTGGTACTGCACGCGCCGCACCTGCCCGGCGTTCGGCCCGGTGGGCTGATATTCCCAGGTGTTGCCCAGAAAGGACGGCTCGAGCTCGCTGCTCAGAAAATCGCTGACGACGACCTGACTGGCCTGGGAGGCGCCCGCGGTGGTGAGCGTCTGCACGTTGAAGCCGGCCGTGTCCGCCAGCCGGTGCCGATAGTCGGCTAAGGTCGGCATGCGCGTCTTTTCCTAAAACCTACGCGTTGGCTTCGATGGCCACGGTGCCCATCAATCGCGCGTGTCCGGTTGACGAGATCGTGTTGACCTGCAGCGTGAGCCGATCACCCGGCCGGATGCCGCGACTACCGGGGTCGGGCACCGAGTTGGTGAATTCGCCGGTCGAGGTCGCCAGCAGCGTGGGGCGGTTGGCCGCGTTGGCCCAGATCGAGGTGCCGTTCAGCAGCACGTCGCACACCGTGCTCGCGCCGCCGGTGCCCGCAGTCACGGCATAGAACTTGATGCCGCTGATGCGGCCGAAGCTGGTCGAGACGAATTCGGACAGGACCTGCGCCGCGGTGACTGCGGCATTGGAATAGCCCTGCGCGGCGTCGATGACGTTTTTTGCTTGCGATCGGGTACCAGGCATGTTGAGGGGAAAGCCTCCGTTTTTTAGCTGGTGATGAGCGTGTGGACGCGGCGACGAGTGATGCCGAGTTGCTCGGCGATGGCGCGCTCGCTTTGTCCTTCAGCGTGGAATTGCTGGGCTCGCGCGACGAGCAGCTCGTCGGCTGGCTCGGGCATTGGCTGCGGCGCTGGGTCGGGCAGCTCGTCGCCCTCGTCCTCGGGCTCTTCGGGCTCCGGGTTCGGGTCAGGTTGCGGAGAGGTCCCGTAGCCGAGGGCCTGGAGGGTGGCCGCCACGGCCGTGGCGATCGCGCTCGCGTCGGTGTTTTTTCCTGAGCCAACTACGCCGGTGTGCTGCAGGCCCGAAACGATCGCTTCGCCGAGCTGCTGCTGCTGGCGACGATCGTTGTGCATCACGTCCTGGTGCTGCTTCAGGGCGCGCTCGGTGGGAAAGTCGTCGCGGCCGCAGAACTCGCACTCGCCCGGATCAGCCGGCAGTTCAACGCTTGCGAGTTGAGGGAAAACGACCGGACGCGCCCCGCGCCAGCAGCCCTGCGCCTTGGGCGAACTGGCGCCGGGTGCGCCGGTGTGCGCGAGATGGTCCTTGCCGTCACCAACGTGACGGTCGCAGGTAGGCACGAGCGGCGGCCTGAGGTGGTAGCCGAGCTCGATCACCTGAGAAGGACTCATCTCTCGGGCCCCGCCGCTTTGAAACAGGGGCTCGTACGGGTGGTCCATGTAGTACGCACTCGAGCCGAACTGCCCGTAGTCGTTCAGCGCGACCCAGCCACGTTTGATCTTTTTCATGAGCTCGGTGTCGGACGAGTCGCAGGCCACGACCTCGCCAGACGGCATGCGGCAGTACATCAGGCCCTGGTCGGCGATCACCGCATTGGGCGATTCAGTCGTGAGCGCGTCAGCCATTTTTCTCTCCGTGCTCCTCGTATTCGGTGGCAATGGCGTCTCGGGAAAAGACGGCGGCGTATTCCCAGTCGACCTCGTCGGTCATCAGGTGCGCCGCCTTGGGCCCGAACGTCGGCAGCGTGCTGACCCGCCACAAGCTGTCGTCCTTGTCGAGCGGCGTGCGCGGGCCGGTGATGGGTCGTTTTCCCACGCCCTTGATGGGCACCACGGGGAGTGGGCCGCGCGGCGGCTGGTCGCTGAGCCTCACAAAGGTCCAGCCCTGCACTGCCAGGCGGCGGATCATGCGCTCGAGCGACCACTGCAGCCGCTGCTCGAGCAGGTCCTTGTGGGCGCGCGCGGGCACCCTGACGTGGAACTTGACCACGTATGCGGTTTTCTCCACGCTCGGCCTGACGATGATGCGGACCACGGCTGGCTAAGAAAAAACGAGAATGCCGCCGCCAGCACTGCCGGGCACGAGAAAAATACCGGTCTTGGCGGGGATGTCGATGTTGACGATGCCGACCGCTGGTGTGGTCGCGGTGAACAGGACGGTGCCCGAGGCGGCGCTCGGGTTGTCGTAGATCGTGATGCTGCCGGTCACCGCCGAGGTGATGCTGAGTTTTGCCACGCGCCCGGCGCGCGGCTTGACGGCCACGTTGGTGGTGGTGAACGCCGCGTAGTTGGCACCCTGGAAGGTCTCTTCCACGACGGGCTCACTTCACGCAGAGCAGCTTGCAGGTCCAGTTGCTCGAGTTGGTCGTGGCCGCTGCGGCTTCATCTGCCTCCAGGCGTTCGAACATGCCGTAGATCGCGTCCATCGAGACGACCCAGCTCAGGTCGAGTGGCGAGTACCAGGTGTGCGTCGTGGGCTGGCGCTGGATGGCCTTGAAGTAGTGCGTCTTGCTCCAGAACGCGCCCGTGGCATTCGGCGCGGTGCCCGCGAGCAGCTGCGACTCGTAGACGTCGGCGCCGTACATCTTGCCCACGCGCGCCTCTTCCACCGCGGTGCCGTTTTCGGCCTCGCCGACGTACAGCATGTTGGTGAATTTCTCCAGCTTGAGAAAACCGGAGTAGGTGGCCGGCGGGACGACGATGTACCACGGTCGTGGCGCGGCCTGGTTCCTGAGCAAGGTGCGCGCCTGGATCAGGTTGTCGTCGGTCAATTCGGCGCCCGTGGTGCCGCTCGAGTTGGTCGCCGCGGCAAACAGGCCGGCCGCATCCACGTCCATCTGACGCGCGAGCGCGTAGGCGCCGGCGATGGTGGTCTCGGAGCGGATGTCGTAGCGGCTCTGGATCTCGGCGATGTCCTCGATCATCTGCGCGATGGCGCGGTGACCGTTGGTCATCGGTAGCACGAACTGCTGCTGCGTCTCGGTGATGGCCTGCGGCGTGAGCGCGGTGCCTGGCGCTTTGGCAGACGCGGTCAGGTTGTGCCGGCTCGGCAGGTTGATGGTGTTGGCGTGCTGGTCGACGAGCGCGCTCTTGTCATCGAACAAGGCGGCGACGACGACGTCGTATTGAATGGCCCGGTTCAACTCAGGACTCCACACCTGATCGATGAACACGGCACTGGTGGTAATCGTGACGTTGGCCAAGGTATGTAGCCCCCGAAGAGGGCGTTGTTAGGTCTTTAGGGAAAACTAACTAGCCCTGATTGCGGCCATTCGCCAGATCCGCGGCCATCTGCGCGGTCAGCGCGTCGATCACGGCGCTGGGCACTTTGGCGGCGTCCTTCGGCGACATGGCCAGGTATTCCTCGAGTCCGATGGTGCCTGAGAGATTGGGCGCGCCGGCGCCGTTGGTCGCCTCCGGGGTCGCGCGCGAGCCGACGAGTCGGCCGCGCAGTCCGGTGAGCTCCGCCTCGAGCTTGGCGACCTGGTCGTCGCGACTCTTGCGGCCGATGTCGATGGCCCGCTTGACGAGGTCCGCCGCGGAGGGTGAGGTGTGCAGGTTTTGATAATCCTGCTCGCTCAGACCGTCGAGTTTGCTCAACTGAGAAAAATCGGCGGCCATCTCCTGGAGGATCTGCTGGCGGGTGCTCTGCATCAGCGCCTGGGCCTGACGATTGCCCGAGTACAGCTGCAGGATGCCCTGACGGGCACGGTCCTGCGTGGCGTAGTCGGGACTCGCGAGCCCTGAGAAAAGCTCCTCGATGCGCTGATTGGCCTGCTGCTGCGTCTGCCGGAACGTGTCGGCTTGCTGGCGTTCGGCCTGCTCGCGCTCGAGCGCGGCGCGCCCTTCGGCCAGACCACGCTGATACGCATCGTCGCCAGCTCGGCGTCGGGTGCCCCGCGTCTCACCTTGATCCACTTTTTCAGTGGGTGACGGCGCGGCTCCGGCGATGTCGGGTGGTGGCTCGGGTGCGGCCGCTTCGTCAGGTTCCGGTACGACGGCAGGGGGTGCGGCTGGTTCGGCAGGTCGCAGGTGCTCGGGATACAGATTGACATCCGGTCCGAGCGCGATGTCGACCTGGTTGGTCGAACCAGGTTCCGGCCCTGTTGGCGCAGGTGCGGCTGACTCTGGCGGCGGCGCGTCTGGCATAGGTTCAGACGGCGTTACTGTACGTCAACACGGCGCTAACAGGGCGTTGACGAATGCCGGGTATAGTCTCTTGGAACACACAAAAACGCCCGCGTCGCCGTGTTGGAAAAGCGACCGGGCGCGTGACACCGAAAAAGGAGTCTTCTTCTTCGATGCAACCTCAGTCTATCGAACACCAGCACCCTGAAATCACGGAACGCCTCGA